GTGCCATCAGATGTTAAGACTGTATTGGCTGCGCCCTTAGCCAATCGTGCGGTTTCACCGCTTGCATCCCCATACAGGATCGAACCCCTAGTTAAGTCATCAAGCAAGTTAAGTTCTGATGCGGAGGCAGTCATACTTTCATCTAGTGTAAGGACATTTATCCAACCATCATTAGCTTCATTCCTGATCTTAAGGGTGTTAGTGTCAGTCTCATACCAGAACTGATTGGCTTGGGTTCCTGTAGGCTCTGCATCACCAGAGGAATTAGAGACTAGGGCTAGTAGTGCAGAGTTAATATCGGCCCTAGTATTAGGGAAACTCTTAGTTCCTACTATCGGCCCATCGGCTGTTGTAAAGTCAAATTGAGCCATTAGGTGAACTCCTTCCCGTAGCCATTAGCTACATAGTCTATTGTTACGCTGTTGGTACTAGCAGAGCCACCAGTAAAGGTGTTTATAGTAAACCCTGACCTAGTTTTGTTTGTGATAGTGTATCTGTCTGTCTCAGCTAAATTAGCTATGGACAACCCGATAGCAGGTGGTGCATTGAAAGGGTGAGCCACTCCAAGTATATTATATACTATGTTAGTTGTACCCGTAAAAGTTATGTCTTTACCGGACACTAAGTACTCTGGCATGTCTATGGTGGCAGACAAGGCTGACACAAGCGGAGATGCGTTAGTATTACTAGAGTCTAACTTTAATCTGAACTCAAAGGCTCTCGCTATTATTTCGTTGCCGGACTGAGCATTTACCGCTACCCAATCAGACCAAGTAGGTGTGCCAGCAGGGTCATCATCTGTATGTCTTGTCTGAAACTCCGTGCTAACGTCATTAATAGAAGGACCAGCGTCATCAAACAAAGAGGTTGTCTGAGCATCAAACAGTCCACCCTCGGAGTCAAAGAGTTGTGTCTTATCAAACCTTGACTTTTCCTCTGCATAAGAAACTATGTTCTGAAACTTAGAGCCTAAGTCAACATAGTTTTCAAAGTAGTAGAAGCCTGTGCTTGCAAAGCTATCAAAGTCATCAAATACGCCTACAGGGGTTGTGTCAGCGCCCCTTGCATCAAACGTAGCCTCTGGTGCAGTATCAAACGTAGGTAACTTAGCAAGACTAAGACCTAATGAACTGTTCTCTACATTAACCTTTACTCCATTGAAGTTTGGACTTTCAGTAACCGAGGTAAATATCTCAGTGTTCCTCACAGCTTCTATGTTTTCAATAAGTTTAGCTGCGTTTACTGATTCATTAGACCCGCTGCTGGCATCATCTACAGCTTTAATAAAGTAAGTTCCCGGTTTATACTCTGTAAAAATAACGGAACTATCACTTGCGGGTACAGACTCCCGAACAGTTGTAGCAGAAGCGTAGGATGCCCCTGACAGTACCTTAGAGTACTTAATTACATAGTGGGCTAAGTCTAGGTCAGACACAGGTGTCCAACTAAGTTCAAAGCCTCCAGTAACCATGTTACCAGTAAAGTTAGTTACATCTGCTGGAGGCGCACTTAGGGTTATGACATCGTAGTTAGATACAGTAGTAAAGTCTCCATGAATACCAAGAGAGTTAATAGCTTGTACTCTTATATCATGTAGTCCCTCTTCTACACCAACAACCTCAACCCTTTCTGTACCCACAAATGCACCAAGGGTAGCTAAGTTTGTGAAGTCAGTCTCGCTTGGCTTTTTATACTGTACCTCTACCTTATCTGCTATGGAACTTGTGTTGACAACATCAATGTATAAGACGCCCAGAGTTTTACCCCTGACTCTTCTTACTTCAGTACTCAGGTTAGAAGTAGTAAAGGCTAAAGTAGGAACTTCAAAGGCTGACAACAAAGTAGTATTATCTCTTTCGTAGACTATACCATCGTCAACTTCATCAAAGACACTAGATGAAATCTCCCTAAGCACCATGTTTACTTGTAAGTCGTACTCGTCCACAGAGGCAAAGTTCCAAGACATAACCTCAAACTCTTTGTTAGTCCAACCAAGTCTAGTGTTAGTTAGGGTTATGTTGTCACCTGTCTGTACTTGGAAAGCCCTAAGACCAAAGGACGCCTCAATGGTAAGCTGCTGCCTATTCCTTTCTAGAACTACCCTAGCTATTCTTCTAGCCTCTATAGAGTTGTCAGTAAAAGTAAGGTCTAGGTCTAGTGAAGATTCTTGACCACCATCAGCAGTAACAAAGTCAGCATTAGTTACAGGTGGGAAGTCTGTTACTTGCCAATTACTTTCGTCACCCCTAAACGTACCATTAACATTGTTGAAGTTGTCCCTACGAGAGTTCCTAGTGGCTAGGCTTATGCCTGACCTAAGATCGTTCTCATCAAAGTTAACTGAAGCAGCAGTCCACGCAGCAGCTTTAACCTTCCATGCACCTTGGTTATACCACAGGGTAGCACCCATAGAAGTTATGGCATCTTGCAAGAAGTCTACAGGTGTAGACCCCGTAGTGAAAGCACCGTTCATTGTGTAACGTGTTGTACCAGCATCTGTATTAGTCTGGTCACAGATATTAGCAGCAGCAGTAAAAGTTGTGTCATCTATGTTGGCAGAGGCTTCTCCCAAACCATAACCAGTACTCGCAAGATAGTCTCTTATGCACAGGGCAGGATTATCAGACCAAGCGGTAGTAGAGGTTCTAGGATCATATACCTTCTTACCTTTAATGACAGCACTAATCTCAGGTACGCCATTAGGGAAGGCATCTGTGTCATAGGTCAACTTAACATACAGGTAAGCAATACCACGAAGTCTATGGTTCCCTGTCCAACCAGACACAGCACTAACTAAACTACTATCGGCAGCTTGAGTAGATGTACCTAAGTGTTCCTTGATTGTGACTAGACCACTATAACGACTAGGAGAGGTAACATTACCACTACCGTCTATAGTTGCTACTTCATCGTTAATGTATATCTCTTCAAAAGACTCTATCTCATGTCCAGCAAAGGCTAATACTCTATGTAGTTGTACGTTGTCTGTACCTGTAGTACCATCAAATACTCTAACACCACCGACTTTCATCTTACCATAGATAACTTGATGGTCTAATGCAGCACCTGTCTGTGTTACGTTATAACCTCTGTTTTTCTTATTGCCCCCACCAAATGTAGGTGCAGTAGGGGTCGGAGCCAGAGACCTCATAATTATGCTTGTAACAACAGACATAACTACATAACGAAATACTGCCGACTGAATTACAACACCAGCGGCGGCTGTAAAACCCCCTACAGCATAAGCAGCACCTACAACAGCCATTAAGAGTTACCCCCTATGTACTTAGAGTAAAGTCTTTCTATAGGCGTAAAGCCTAGCCTCTCAAGTATTATGTCAAACGGGCTGTGTACCTTAGTATTCATAACCATAACTGATACCCCATCTTTCTTTAGACACTTTTCTGCAAACTTTATCAACTTAACACCTGTCATACCTTTACGGTAATCTGGATGAAGATAGATTATGTCATTAGAGGCAAACACATGGTCTTTATAGTGTATGTTATTGCCCAACAAGACTACAAGATAACCAACTAGCTTTTCAGAACTTCTGGCGGTAAATATAGTAAGCCTACCTGAGTCTTCTAGTAAGTCATAAGCGTCCCAATCTGGGTTTAGCTTAATGCGATCTTTGTTAATGGCTATCTCTTCCCAGTGTCTTTCTATCAAGGGGATACACTCATCCTTAACTTGGCACAGAAACTCTTGCTGAAAACTAACCAACAGACCTGCCCCAGACTATTTCTTTATCTTGTAAGTCTTCAACAAAGTCTAAGCCAAGGTCTCCGGGATATACTGACTTCTGGTAAGCAGAAGTGTACCTAGCAATACGTGGTCTCTCTAAGTCTATTAGCCTATTCTCTACAGTTAACTCAATAGCGGCTTCATCTGCACTTTCAGATATATTCATCTGATCCATGTAACCAGAGAATAACTGTGTTAGCGCAGTTTCATCAGAGGTTACACCAAGGTAGATATTACACACACGCCCCTGATAAGGCTCTGCAAGGGCTAAAGAAAGTATCTCTGTCGTTATACCACTAAAAGTTAGTGTAGCACCCTTAACAGCTAAATCTGATCCCTCTTCTATAGCGGAGATAGCTAGAAGGTTTCCTGTTCCAACCCAAATCTTTCCGTCATAATCTAGGTCTCCTACACCTGTCCACAAGTGTATCTCATTAGGACTATCAAACAAAAGTTCTACAGCAAAGAAGGGAGAGATTACATCCTCGTCTAGGGCATTAAGTACTACCGAGGGAATAGTCCTAGTCATTATGTAATTACCTCTACAGCCTCAAAGGAGATACCATAGGTACTAGAGTTACCTATCTGCCACTCTTGCACATTATTTGTTAGTCTGAAGACACCCTTGGCACCCTCTACAATTACGGCACTAGTAGGGTCAGCGCCTGAATAAGTATCCTTGAGGTTAGGCCATATATCCACTACCCCCGTAGCAGAAATGTCTGCTAAGACCTTGTGCAGTTTAGATGTAGCTAGAGACCCTAGTTGTATGTAGTCACCAGCTTTAAGTGTACCACCATTACTAAGAGTTAAAGTAACAGATGATGCACCAGCAGTACCAGTTGCTACTATGTCACCATTTACTGCTGTACCCCTTGGGGCTGCACAGTTAGGATCACCTAAGAGAAAATTATTAACTGGACCTTGTAACGACAACAAGAAAGCTACCCAAGGTTCACCTAAGTCCCTACGTACAGGTGGAATAGTGACCGAGGCTTTCCATGCTTGGCCTGTGTGTTGTACTACCTGTTGTTTATAAGTAAAGGGAGACTCAGAGGTGGCAACAGCGTTCATAGCACTAAGAGTTATTTGTGCAAAGCCTATGTCAGTTGGTGCAGTCTTTAGTAAGCCGGTCATAATATTTCCTTACCCAAATGCCTGTTTCATCTGACCACCTCTACGACGATCATCTAGTATTTGCTTCCTAGTCATGTTAGCGATAGCTGGGGCTTGTTGTGCTATGATCTTCTTAACACTCTCATCACCGTTAGCTTGGAAGTTAAAGTTCTGATGAATAATAACGTCACCAGCACCACCTTCTGCCTGTACACCTAGCTTACCATCTTTACCCCTTTTCAAAGGCATGATAGCTTCTGGGCCAGCTTCTCCCATTAGTCCTGTACGACCATCATTCATAGGGAACATAGTAGGAGCACTTACGACACCACCATCAGCATAAGGTACTATGTTACCACCAGAGAAAGCATTACCATTAGCATTAGGCACTTGAGGTAGATAAGGATTTATAGCAG